GGATGGAGAAGGTTCATATTGTATTCTCAAAGCTGAAACAAAAGAGACTTTAAGACAAACAAATCGAAAGTCTCCAGTGTATTATTCAGTTATAAGAGTTGGAATGACTCAACGAGAACCAATGGAATTTATTCATAATATATTTGGATTTGGAATAGTAAGAGATGAAGGCGTTCGAAAAGATAGACCAACTTATCAACCAATGTATAGGTGGACATTACATAAAAAAGATCAAATATTAGAGTTTTGTAAAGAACTTTTACCTTATTCACGGGTTAAGAAAAAACAAATACAAAACATAATTGATTTTTTTGAAGGATGGGAAAAGCCATACAATAGAAAAATGGGTATATCTGAAAAAGAACTACTACGCAGAGAGAGACATTTGCAAATAGCACGTGAGCTTAATGCTGTAGGAGCAGCCGCAACGACTAAATCCCAGGGCCGTCGAGAGGCGGAAGTGATAGTCTAGACATTTGGGAAACCAAGTGAGAATGGGTCGAAGAGCCTGTTCCGCCTTTAAAAAGGTCTGTAAGAAGTCATTTATAAGAAAAGTGCCTTCTGAAAGTAATAGAAGCGAACTTCGTAACAATAACGGATCAAGTACAATTTACTGTGCAGGACCGTGTTCTTAATGAAGCTACAAGGGTGTTGTCACTCCAGTTAGGTTTGACAATCGACACCTTAATAAGAAATATGATGGTGGCTACTGCGTCATCTATTTTGTGCTCGAATGGTATAAACGGCAATACCCCAACTGAGATTACGACCACAGACATTAAAACAGCTGTGCGTGCTCTTAGACTGGGTAATGCAAGACTAATGACAAAGCCAATTCCTGGGGAAAACCGCTTTGCAACATCTCCTGTAAGGTCCTCGTATTGGGGCTTTATGGATGTAACTTTGCAATTAGACTTGGAAGCTTGCGCAGACTTTTTGAGTGCTGCCAACTATCCTAACCCATTGGATGCTTTAGAAGCTGAATGGGGTAGTACAAACAACTGTAGATGGTTACTAAGCACTAATGGTTATGCGTCTAGCGCTTCGCCACCAGTGTATAACAACATAATCCTCGGACAAGAGGCATACGGTGAACAAGAGGCACTAGCAGCCTAAATGCCGTATTAAAATCTTTGGTAATTGACTTGGACACCCTAACGTAAAGACGAGGGCAACAAGGCGCAAGCAGCGGAAGTAGGCAGCGTGAACGACTAAATCCAGAGACCCGAAAGGGATGCGATAGTCTGAACTGGGAAGGAAACTCTCAGAGGCTGATCCGAAGAGGTTAGCCCGCCTAGAAATAGGTCATAAAGTAACAGAATGGTAGTTAAGCTAGGAAGTAAGGAAGCAGAGTTTATCGTTAAGCCACTTGGTTCTAGCGGTACATCTGATCCATTAAACCAAAGGGGCTCAGTAGGTTACAAGTATCCATTTGCTACACGTTTACTGAACGACAATTGGATCACTCGTCTATTAGCAACTCAACGGCTATAACAAGGAGGTTAAGTCATGAGTCAATATCGTAACGGTATTATAACTTCTACTGGTGCAGCCGTGAACTTAGCACTAGGGTTTGTGCCTGACAAGTTTATGATCACGAATTATACAACTACAGCAGCACAATCCGGTGTTAACGAGTCATTGTGGATAAATAACGTTGTACCTAGCGGGTACGCGATTATTTCTACATTAACAGCGGGTGCTCCTGTCATTTCTCAGATCACTTCAAACGGGATAACACCTATTGTTCTTGGAGCTGATTGGCAGAATACACAGTACACTATCACAGGTATCACTAATGCTAATCCTGGTGTTGTAACAGTTTCTTCCACTTCGCCGACTAACACGCTTACGTTGGCAAATGGAATGACTGTAACAATATCAAGTGTGGTTGGTATGACACAAGTTAACACTAGGCGTTATCTTGTGGCTAATATCAGTGGTTCGACATTCCAGTTATATAACTTGTATGGGAACCCTGTCGATACCAGTGCATTTGGAACATACACTAGTGGTGGTATCGTTAACCAAATCTCTTACCCAGCTACAGCTCCTACTATTGGATCTTCTGGTGTAATAACAGCTCAAGGCAATCCTCCTGGAAATCAATACGACATTGGTTACATGGGATTGGCGCTTGGTACAGGTGTTATGGGATCGAACGGCAACGTTCTGTTCTGGGAAGCTTGGTTAAACACTCCTACTGGGTACTAAGAATGACTGCGCTACCAGGGTTTCCTTTAGGGACATTGTATCAGATCACAGGTATATCGAAAGGTATGCCTGGTGTTGTGACATTAAGCTCGGTTGCATTGCCTTATTCATTTGCAATTGCAGTAGGTCAAACAGTGACCATATCGGGAGTAGTGGGAATGACCGAGGTTAATGATAACAGATACATTGTGGCTAATTTAGACCTTATAGCGCAGACATTTCAGCTATACGACTTAAAATACAAGCCAGTTAGTACTTTGGGATATGAGGCATACATATCTGGCGGTGAAGTAAACATAATATCATATCCGCCTGGGGCAGGGCAGCCACCGGGATTAATGTATAACAATCAATAGACACGGAGGAATTATGACATTTAAAAAGAAACCCGAGAAGAAAATAGATGTTGAGACATTGCAAGCTAACTATTTGGCAGGCCCAGCAGATGAGCCGATAGAACAAGTGAGAAAAGAGCTTAAGGAAAATGAGATAGTGGTAACCAATGAGGTACCAAAGTTTGAAAAGATCATATTTAGAAACCAGAGAGACCCTGGGCATCCGTTAGAGTTTCACTATTCAAGCAAGACACATCCTTTCAAACAGTACACTTTGATCGACGGAAAGACGTACGATTTACCTGTCGAAGTGATAAAGAATCTTGAATCGTGCAGAGAGAATATTGAGAAATACAGACGCAATGCAGACGGAATACCTGAAATATACATAGCTGGTTACAAGACACACTTTGTATGTGAGAGGGCAGCCTAATGGTCTATACGCCATCTGCATGGAATTTATCTAACATAATTAGCGAATTTCGCAGTATTACTGGTATACCTGATTCGTCGATGTATTCTAATCAGCAATGCGTCACTCTGATCAATTATTACTACCAGATGGTGTTGCCTAAGGAGCTAAAGATATTCTGGGGTTACACCAATTATCAGTTCTTTTGTCAGGCAAATGTAGATCAATACCAGGTCCCGACAGTCGACAGTAATGGTAACCCGATTAATTTTCAGACTTTTAATCCAGTGGCTTATGCAGATGGATTTCAGCTTACATGGTACTTAGATCAAGACACATTCTATCAAGATTACCCGCAACAAGAGATCAAGCAACAGATCGCGACATACACTGGGACAAATAGTTTTTCAGCCACTATATCCTATTACCCTTTATTACCTAGGAGTGTGTATGTCACGGATGGAACGCAAGTCGTACAAGATGACGGAAATGGAGGGTTCACCCAGGTGGCTCCTTTATCTAATGTTGGTGTTGTTTCTGGTTCTATTAACTACGCGACTGGAACAATATCTGGGTTAAGTTTCCTGTCTAATCCTACGGCCAATGCATCTATCACAGCTACATTTGACACTTACTATGCTGCAAGGCCTCAAGGTATCTTATATTTCAAGCAAGCGCCTTTAGCAAACAGTACTGTGGCAAGCCTTAACGCTACCGAGTACTTTGTCTTAAGACCTGTGCCAGATCAAGTGTACATGATTAAGATGCAGGGTGTTCAAGTACCGCCTGCTCTGATCAATGATTCCGATGTTCCATTTAGACCTGATTTAGGCCCATTGATAGCTTTGGGTGCAGCATTACACAGATTCAAGCTATTCAATCAGATGGACCAGTACGAACAATATTTACCAGAATACAACAGATTTAAAGACGTAAGCATGCAAGATACGTATGAAGAGCTGTTGTATGAAAGAAGTATACCAAAGTTTTAAGGAGAATTTATGGCATATACGAGTAACGTGCCTCAGGCTAGTCAGACTTTTCCAGCGACGCAGCCTTTGATCAATGCTAACTTCGGGTTTTTAAACACAGGCATTGGTCAAGAGCATAACTTTAATGCATCAGGATCTGGGTCAGACATGTATCATTTAAAAGCGTCAATGCCTAATCAGAGTGACCCTGTTTCATTGACCGCGCCTGTTACTGGGATTTACTATGTGCAAGGCGGGTTTCCTAAGTTCTACAATGGCACAGCTTACAAGATTCAGTTGACTAATACATTGCAGCTTGTTTTAACTGGTACTTTCAGTTTAACAACCTCAGCTAGTACTGTAGTTGCAATTCCTGCTAATTCTGCTGGTCAATATTTTCTGTTTCGTCAAAGCGTTAATGGATATGTTAATACGGCATGTGCTGTGGGACAATTCGTATCAGATAATAATAGTTTATTTCCTTCTGCGGTGTCTGATCCAAAAATTACTATTACATCTTCAGGATTGAACTTACAAGCAGAAGCTACAGCATCGGGTTTTACAGGAACTTACACATATTTAATAGTTTATTACACACCATGAAAGAGTATCAAGGCTATCCTATATCTAATTTTCGCACTGGTCTAGATGAGGCTTTAGAACCGTGGCTTTTACCTAGAGAGGCGTTTCAGTTGATGAAGAACTGTCATTGCTACAGGGGTGTCGTTGAAAAGATAAATGGCTACAATCCTTACGCGGCAATGAGTTACAGAAACGTTGTTGCGCCTAATGAAAGTATCAATGGATCGCGCAAGACGTTTACATTTACACTGCCTTACGCGCCTACTACGTCTAATTTCTACGCGTATGGCACAATAATCGCCGGCAGTACAGGTGAAACATTTGCCTATCAGTCTGACGATGGATCCAACATTATTACTTTGCTTGGGTCAGCCGGCGGAACAGGTACAGTGAACATAAGTGGCCTGTCAGCTTCAATCACGTTTAACACAGCTCCGCCTTCAGGCACGTACAGTTCAGTCTTCTTTGAGTATGATTCGGCTTCTCCTGGCACGTATTCAATCATGGGGATTCAGCCGTACTTTGACTCGTCTGGCTCGCAATCGATCATTGTATTCGACGAGAAGCGTGTTGGAATGATAAAAAGCAACTTTGGTCTGATGATTCAGTTATCCGGCACAAATCAGAATATTCAGGAGATACCTCATTCATATTATCAAAACACTATCTTTACCGGCACAAATTCAACAGGGCCATACACAGGCACATTAGGTCACAGAGTGGAGCCAGGCACATTAAACTGGCAATTGTACAATACGACAACAGGGGCTTTAATAGCTGATAACCAAGTAACAGATAACGGCTTTGGCGGTCTGATAGGGCCTAACGTAGCTAGCGGGAGTATAAATTACACGACTGGCGCCTACACAGTTACATTTACTTCGAATATTGTTAACACAAACAAGTATGACAGTACCACAGGTGTTTATGGCAATCTATTTACAGGAAGTTTTACAAACTTTTTTAGCTGCTGGAATTATCAGTACAAGCTGTTCTTTTGTAACAATGTTGATCCGATCTTTTATTACGACGGAACATCAATTCAATACTTAAACACTAACTTATCTGTAAAACTTGTATCTGCGTCAGCTGGTGTTCCTCAGTATGATATCACTACGACATTACATCTTTTAGCGCATAGAGAACGTTTAATCTTACTATCGCCTACAGTTGAAGGTACCCCTCAGGTTGCAGCGGCTTACTGGTCTGAAGCAGGCAATCCGCTTAATTTCACTAATGACGAGCAATTGTTTGCATCTACGAGCGAGCCTATCAGAACATACAGCTTAATCAACACATCATTGGTCGTGCGTTTCTCTAACTCGGAACGAATCTTAAATTATACAGAAGATGCGTTTAGCCCATTCCGCTGGGACAGTACTAATAACTTATGGCAATGCGATGGTCCTTACAGTGTGATAAACTATGATTCTTGGTTCAGTTCAGTCGGCAAACCGGCAATTGTCAGTTCAGATGGTGTAAACGTCCGCAGGGCAGATGAGATAATTCCGGACTTTACAGATCCTTACCGCATTGAAGATAATTCACCAGTGCCTTACATGAATCAGACTAGCATAGTTGTTTCATATGGTTACAGGTTTGACGATTTGAAGGAAGGCTGGCTTTGTTACAATAGTTCACCAAATGCGGAGGCTACTGTTACAAAAGCCGATAATGTGTTAGCATTCAACTATCTAGATCAGACTTATTCTGTTT